TATGCTCTCCTGCGTGCCATTTTAATTCCAGGCTCAAAGATCGTTATTTGTGGTGCTGGATTTCGTCAAGCTAAGTTAGTCTTTAAATACATCGAAAATCTATACGAGGCGTCTCCGCTCATCAAAGAAGCTTTGGAACAATGGGGTGGGCCGAAGTATGGATCTGATATGGCGACTCTGCGTGTTGGGCTGTCAGTAATACAAGCCATTCCTATTGGCGATGGTGAAAAGATTAGAGGTATTCGTGCCACCTGTCTAATCGCAGACGAGTTTGCATCAATTCCAGAAGAAATCTTCGACATCGTTATTGCTCCTTTTACAGCCGTTCACGTTAATCCCGAAGAACGTGCAGCAAGTGCGGCGTTTGTTAATCGCCTAAAAGCACTCGGTGCTCCAGATAATCTTATTGATGCCATTCGCAGTACTCAAGGTTTCGGCAATCAAATCGTCGTGTCTGGAACACCATCTTATAAGCATAACCATCTATATAGAAGATATTGTGTTTACAAAATGTTTATTCAATCTAGAGGAGATGCTAAAAATCTCAAGAAAGCTTTAGAGGAGAAGCATCTTGCTACTACTGGTCGAACCCAAGAAATATCAGATGAAGACTTGAAAAACGCTGAAAAGACATGGCGTCATTATGCGATTTATCAACTTCCATATACTGCCATGCCAGAGAATTTCTTGGATGAAGATAATATTCGATCCGACCGTGCAGCATTTCCTCCGCACCGTTTCAAGATGGAATATTTGGCTCAATTCCCCGACGATACCGATGGATTTATCAAACGATCATGGATTGAAAGAGCGACTCCGAGAGGACCGGAAGATATACCCGTTCATATCGAACTTTACGGCGATCCGCGTGCCGTTTACGTTATGGGTATCGACCCTGCTCGTTTCAATGATAATTTGGGCATCATCGTTCTGAAAATCTCATCAAGAGGCAAAGAACTAGTCTATTGCAATGCTTGGGAGAAAACGGAATTTGGTGTATCTGCACAAAAGATTCGTGAGATCGTTAAACGATTTAATGTCAGCTATATTGCTATGGATACTGGCGGTGGTGGCGAATCTATACGTGAATGGCTCTGTAAAAAGATCGACGGCGTTACACCTGAGGATTTCATTTGGGTCGTGCCTGATCAAATGGAGAAGTTCACTGGAGATAAAACCGGCATGGGTGCTCCAGGTAAGAAAATTCTTGAAATGGTTGACTTTACACCTTCATGGATTTCTCAGGCCGCTCATGGTGTCGCGTCTGACGTTGAGCAATGTAACATTCTCTTTCCTCATAGAGTTGATGATGATAAGATCTATGATCAATACATGAGACATTTTGGTTTAAATGAAATCTCAGAAAAGGAAAAGGATCTTTTACAGCAGGATATTTGGGGTCTTGATGAATGGGATGCTGATCGAGTAACTAGACTTTATGGTGAAAAATTCGTTCCTCATTTAGGTATAATGCAGCATATCAATGAATGCATTAATGAAACCTGTGCGATCATGCGTTCAGTTAGTGCCAAAGGAACGGAAAGCTTTGAACTACCTAAACTTTCCGAGCAACCTGAAGGGCTGGATATGCGTCGCAGAGACCGTTGGTCTGCTTTGATGTTAGCTAATTACGCATCTAAAGTCTATATGGGCACTGGACATAGAAGTAAAATACCGTTGCCCAAAACAAGAACATCAGCCTCTAAAACATATACTCGGGGGAATCGTCGTAGAGGAAGTGTTGGCTATTAATGGTTTTTATACCAATGCAGGTATTAGTGTAATTCTGGACGATACAATCGCAATCTAATTACCATTAGAGACTAATATGCCTAGAACAAAAAAGACAACCGCCGTTAAAGCCGCTTCCGCATCTGTCATGTTAGCCGCTACTGAGCGTTCTAATACCAAATCTAAGTCTCTCGCTTATTTCTATGGAAATATGGGAGATAGCATTGAGCGTAGATATAATGGTATGGATGGATCTCCTTATGGAGGTCTTGGTGGCGGCAATGACGCCTTTAACGGTACGCTAGGGGCTGGCACATCCTGGAACGCTCAAGGATTTGGCAATTATTTTGGGACCGGACTTCTTAATGGTTTCGGTCGTATGTATAGCGGCGTTCATGATGGTTCTGGTATGGGCGGTTTCGTTTACTTGAAACGCTTCTCGTCCAACGCAGCTTTTAACCATTCAGTCATTGCTTCATGTAAGTTAGCCTATACTGGTTATGGTATAGTACGTAATATTGTTGATCTTTATGCTAACTTCTCTACAGAAGGATTAGATATAGAACATCCTGATGAGTCTGTACGTAACTTCTATCGCACATGGGCAAATAAGGTTGGTCTTCAAGAACGTGTTCATAGTATGTTCTTGAACTTGTTCGTCATGGGCAATGTTTTCGTTCATCGTCGTTGGGCGACCTTGAATGATTCTGAAAAGCGTGCCATGAAACGTGCTCAGTCTTCTGAGAATATTGGTGACGTTTTAGTTCTTCGTGGCAAATCAAAAGATACAAGCATTGAAGGTCGTGAAACAGGGTTCATAGATTGGTTCCTTTCAAAGAAGGGAACTGAGTACATGAATAAGTTGACGCAAGGTAGCAAGACGGTTGGTGATGCACCGCCTTCGGCTACCGAAGAGAATCTGCCCGACAATAAAAAAGAACAGATACCGTGGGGATATACATATCTCAATCCACTACAAATGGAATTGCGTGGCAGAAAGATACGCGGTGATTCGTATTGGGTTATGAGTCTTGACAAGCGAGACACGCTTGATGTTGCACGCGGTCTTGGTATGAAAAGTAGACAAGATATTGGTACAACTGAAATCAATATACCTCGCGAATTTTTAAGTCGCATCAATGCATATCAAGGACAAGGCGACGGCTACTCTGCTGAAATTTCATTATCTACTGAAGAACTTTCGGTAGTACAAGCTCCAGGCAAGTGGGATTGGTTCGATTGGGCTATTCCATTCGTATATCCTTGCCTACGTGCTCTCTATTACAAGGATTGTCTACGCACTATGGAAATACGTGCAACACAGTCTGTTATTAATGCTGTCTTCCTTTACAAGCTTGGTAACTTAAAAGATGGATTCCCGCCTGACGATGAGCAATTTGAGCGTTTAGCCGACATGCTTCAAATGCCAGGCTCAGTCATGAATATCTTGTGGAATGATCAAATTGATGCACAAGTTGTTCAGCCAAAGATTGAGGGCTTGTTTAATGTTGATAAGCACGATTCTGCGGATCGTGACATTATGACCGCTCTTGGTATTCCAGAAGTATTGGTTGGCGGCTTAGGCGGCAATTTCACTAATTCATATATTGCTGTTTCGTCTGTCTTGCAGCGTCTTGAATCTTATCGTAGCAAGGTTTTGGAATGGATTATGGGCGAAGTGAAGATCATTGCTGATGCAATGGGTTTTCAAAAGCTTCCAACAGTTAAGTTTGGTAGAACAAGCCTACAAGACGAAAAGGCATTCCAAACATTCTTGATCAATCTATACGATCGTAATATCATCAGTGCAGATACCGTACTGCGTGAATTGAATTCGAATGTCGAGCTTGAAGTTTCGAAGCTTGAAAAAGAAAAAGAATTGCGTAGCACAGATGTTCTCGAACGTATTGGGCCGTTTATTCAACCACCTATTGAAGGTGGAGCGGCTGCTGCACCTGGAGCTGGCGGTGCTCCTGCTCCTAAGAAGATGCCAAAGACACCTAATGGGCGTCCAGCCGGTACATCGACTGGCCCAACCGGCAAACAGTCTACTCCTCGTAAACCTAAGGGTAAAGGTCTTGCTGTTGTGCTTCAATTGCAAGAAACGTTTAGTGAGCGTGGAAGACTTACTCTTGATCGTCTTGAAACTTTCATTGGCAACAATGTATTGCAGGCTAAGGCCAAAGACAATCCTGGACTGAAGCATTTAAAGCAGTTGCGATTAGAAGAACGCGATCGACTAGAACAACTAGTCTATAATGTATTCAGTCATATGCCGGTGCCAGAATCTAATGCTGAAGTGAGCGATGAGTACATCATTAATATGTTACGTTCGGATGCCGCTGAAGGCGTGAAGGCGGATGTACTTAATATTTATACCAACAAGATTGCTGAATATAGTAAATCTTATGGAAAGACTCCAACACGCGAAATGCGTCGTCAATTTATGGTATCTGCATGGACTCAGCGGGCCATTATGCAGCATCTAGTTCAGAAACCCGATCTACTAAGAGTATAATTTAGAGTATTCAAGGATATGGATAAGTCTACTGCTAGGATTGTAAAAAAAGGTAGTCAGTGGTGCGTTGTATCCGAGGATGGCTCGAAAAACCTTGGCTGTTCTAATACTAAAGAAGGTGCCGTACAAAGACTTCGCGAAGTCGAATATTACAAGCACCATTCAAAGTCTGAAGGAAACGAAATGAATTACGAACAAGCATTTAGAAATATGGCCAAGTCCTTAACTGGCAAGGAAATAAATCCTGCGGATATTGGCAAAGCTTCTGATACTCGTCCAAATATTGTGCGAGTTCCTTCAGAAACCATTACTGAAGGATTTAGTAGTGGCAGTATTGCTGGTCAGCCTTCTAGACGATTACTGGATAAGAAGGATCACTTCCCGGTCTTTACTGAAAACCAAGCACGTTCAAGCTTGTCTCGTGCCATGCAATTGACGGACGTACCGATTTGGTATAGTGGTAATCTCAATGATCTGAGAAAAGAAGTGTTTGCGGGTATCGCTAAAGCCCATCCTGAACTAGCACCTTCTTTGAACGTTAGCGTTCCAGCTTCTAAGATCGTTGCTCTTTCTGATGGTCAAACCACAGAAGAGACATCTGTAAAAGATATAGATAATCCCGCTGACGTTACCAAGACACAAGTGCCACAAGTGAAGCGTCCAACATTGAGTTCGGCAGAGTTTATTAAAGCTTGTAAAGATGATCAAGTGCGTATCGTTCTAGCCGGTAAATTATTGGATTGCATTGAACAACAAGAAGAAGATCTTTCTACGGCGAAAGACATGGCATCTCGACTTTTAAAGGAAGGTATTTCTGCTGAAGAATTTGATGTGCTAAGTACATATCTTCAAAGTGATATTCTTCGTGAAATGCTTTATAATGAAGCTAATGTAGCTTCCGCTTCTATTGAAGATCGTCGTCGTGAATTGATCAACAGATTAAACAAGAAGGATTGATCATGTTTAGCGAACAGGCATTTTTCATTCTTGCAAAACACGATCCTAATGCCAAGGTGAGAAACCGTGGCAAAGTCGTTTTTCCAGCAGGCTCAAAAAATGTTAAGGATGACAAAGATCATTTCCCGATTAACAATGCTAATCAGGCACGAAATGCTCTTTCCCGTGTAGCTCAATATAGTAGTGCTCCTTCATGGTACAGCGGATCTTTGCAAAGCTTGCAAAGTGCGGTTAGAAATGCCGTGAAACGTCATTATCCAGATATAGAGGTTTCTAAGGCAGGTTTCAGCGATCTTGCTTTTATTCTTGTCGCTCAAGCAGATGGTGATGGCGGCGAAGGCAATGGAGTTGGTGGTGGCGATACAGACGATCATAATCAATATGATGGCCCTGATAAGCCACGTACACAACCTAACAAAAAGAAAAAGAAGGTGTCGTAATGGCAAGTTCATTAAACGCCGGTTTTCGCAATAACATCAATATCATTCAGATTCGTACAAGTGGCACGAGTGCTCTACGTGTAACGGACCGTGCTATTGATTTTAATGGCGATGGCAATAAAGAAACTCCGTCCAATACTGATCCAGCTTATAGTGACTTGCCGCAAGGTATTGCTCGCACTATTATTGCTAGCGAAACAGAAACTGATCGTGGCTACACTAGCCCTTATACTGACGGTTCTTCTGAATTCACTAAGGGGATTAACTAATGTGGGAACGTAAATTTCTTGATCGTAATCGCGGCTTACAAGCTGATGTCTTTAGTGAGGCTATGAAAAAGGCCGGAGCAGCGAATCCTGTCATTACAGATAAAACTAAACATGGCGGGGTACCTGAAACTCCAGGCACTGATATCGCCGATCCCTATGCTTTGCTTTTAAAGCCTAAGAATGTTCCAGTTTGGGATCATCACCCAGCGACTCCTGAAGAGGAAGCATTGTACGCCGGTACACACATTCATAGTGAAACTAATCCACTTGGATTGCATTCTCACGTTGTTGGTGGCGGATTGTCTGGTGGTCATAGTCACGGTCCTCAAAATAGATTTGGTGCCCATCATCATAAGAAAGAGGCTATTGAAATGTCTATTTCTATTGATGGATCTCACGTTCATGAAGCTGGACGAAATCATCCAGATGGCGAACATGAGCATTGCCCCGAGAATTTTGGCTGATCATAAACGGCTTTAGTTTATTCAATTAGCGGCACATGGCATACAAAACTAACATTTTCTCTAAATCGACTGTAATAGAGGCTAAGTCTGATCGATTCAAAACTTTTGCTTCGTCGCTCAAGAATAAATACGGCTTCGACTTGAAGCCGCAAATGGATCTTTTGTATCTTGAATCATGTTTAGTTTCTGCTGGTGCAAAAGCAGGAGTTAACGATAATGACGATATCTTCACTCGTGAAGAAGTATGGGCGGCACGTCATTCTCCTGTTTTAAAGCCGTTTAACTGGCAACATCAAGATAAAGATATCGTTGGTGTTATTTATACCGTTCAAGCTCGTGACTTGAATGGTAATGTGTTAGACATTAATCAATCAGATGTTCCTGATTGTGATTTTGATCTTTACACTGAAGCTGCTATTTTTAGCTTAATCCATCCTGATCGTGCTCGCGAAGTTCACGCTCGCTCTAGAGCAAATGACCTTTTTGTTTCTATGGAAGCATGGTTTGATGATTATGGATATGGATTATGTGGTAGTTCTGGCCTTGCTAAAATAGTTGCTAGAAATAAAGATACCGCCTTTCTTGATAAGCATTTACGTGCTTCCGGGGGAGTTGGTAGATATTGTGACCCTGAATCGGGTCAGGAAATGCGGATTGGTCGCGTCCTTCGTTCCATTACATTTGGAGGATGTGGTTTAGTTGACCATCCAGCAAACAAACGTTCTGTGATTACTTCGGTTGAAGGGTTTCAGAACACGCAAGATGAAGTCGAACTATTACTTAACAAACTAATGGAATCGGAAGGAAACCCTTCACAGGAGTTACTTGTAATGAACACTCAAGCTAATGCAAAGCCTGATGTTGACGTTAAGGCCGCAATTACCGCTGCTCTTGACGAACGTGAGGCAACTGCTGCTAAGACAGCAGAAACTAAGGCATTACAAGCCCGTGCAGCTACAGCAGAAGCCACTAGCGATGAGCTAAAGGCAAAGAATGCTGAACTGAACAAGGCTTTGGAAGCCAAGAACGCAGAAGTTCAATCATTAAATGATCAAACTGCTGCTTACAATGAAGCCGTCAAGAAATTGATTGACGAACACGTTGCTGCAACCGCTGGTGCAACGGATGACACGCCGCCTGAAATCGCTAAGATTGATGCGGCGAAGACTGGCGAAGCTGCATTCAATGCAAAGATTGCTTGGATTCAAAATTCGCTTGCAAGTCTACGCACTCGTGCGGCTCGTGCTGTCGAACTGGAAACTAAGCTTGCAGAAGCTGAAACCATTGTTCGTGAACAAGATGTTCGTTCGCTATTTGGCGACATTATGTCAGATGAAGCAATTGATACATTTGTAGCACATGCTTCTTCACTAGACA